CCAGCGGATATTATACATATATTTTAAATAAATCCTAGATAATAATGTTTTTTTATTTTTTTTTAGGATTGGGGTTGCTATTAAAATTTTTAGTCTGTAGTATAGCCTCTCACCAATCAAGGAGTGACAGTGAAATTTAATCAACATGAATTAAAGGAGGCAACGGAAGCAACAGAACACCCACCGGGGTCTGAAGAGAAAATCAGGATTCTTTTTTTGCGAGTTAAATATGACTTGCCATTGAAAGTAAAAGGGGATGCGAGCATACCTGTGCATCCACATAACAAACGGTTCAACCCAAGATACGAAGAACCGATAGACGAAATAGACACAGATGATATTTAAGGACATTCCTGATGCGGAGATACATCAGGAACTATGGGGGTGGTCATATGGGTTAACTCGTTGTTGGCCCTAAAAAGACACTGGTTTCTACCGAGGCCATTTAGTAACACACACCCCCATATTATTTATTAAAGAAAGGAAGCATCATGGACGATGAAATTACCATGATTGATCGAGAGTTGAGGCAAATAGTTGTGCCAAGTTTTAGTCCACCAGTAAGTCTTATGTCTTCTGGTGACTTTGACATTCAGCCTGTAAAGCCGTTGATGATTACAGGCCTTGTAGACGCTGACGAAGAGCTAATGAAGTGGCTTTTGTTCAACGGAATTATGAGCCATGCTATTGGTAAAAACTCAATGATGTCGATTACATCAATCGATGACATTACATCTGGTAGGGGATTGTATACAGGCTCAGATGCGATCCTAAAAGTGGGGATGAAAATGGGCAATATAAACACGGTTGTTTCGATTGAGCTATCTAACGAGCAGCTTGAAGAAATAATTAAAATTGGTCTTCGCACCCAGTTCGGTGCAAATGTTGAAGCGGTTAAGGTGATATCGTTATATCACGGACTCAAAAAGTACGAGTTTGAAGTTACTTTTGTAGGAAGGGGTTAACATGAAGATTGAAAAGCCTAGTTCGTTTGGCCCAAACAATATGCCCAAGGCGGTCATATTCGGGCCGGAAGGTGCAGGGAAATCTACCCTTACATCCAAGTTGGCAAAGCCACTATTCTTGGATGTTGAAGGTGGTATCTCTGGCATTGATGTGGACAGCGTTAAAATTAACAATTGGACTGAGTTTGTCTTGACGATTAAAGAAATTATTAAGTCCGAAAGTTTTGAGTATTCAAATGTTATTGTCGATTCTTTGACTGCTTTGGAGCGTCTTCTTCACCAGCACATTTGCCAAACATCGAATTCGTCTTCGATTGTTCTTGCGTGTGGTGGCTACGGCAAGGGCCTAGTGGAAGCAGTAACGCAAATGTCGATGTTGGTTAATGGACTCCTGTCTAAGAAATCAGTTGGCATCTGGTTCCTTTGCCACAGTACAGTCAAAAATGTGAACGATCCTACCCGAGGAGAATATGCATCGTTCCAAGTTCGTGCTGATAAGGCAATGGCTGAATGGATTACTTCATGGGCAGACCTCGTTGGTTTTGTCGAAGTAGATCTAATGGTAGACAATGACGGTAAACCGATCATTAAGAAGGACGGCAACGATATCAGGAGAACCATTACGGTTACTCCGAGGAGCGGTCTGACCGCTAAAAGTCGAATTCCAAATGTGTCAGGTGTTCTGACCGTGGATAGTTTTGTTTCTAAGATGAATGAAATTTTTGCAAAGAAAGAGAAGGTTTAACATGAGTTATGAAGAAGAATTGTTTTCTAAGGATGAAGCCACTGAATTGGACATGGAAGATCGTCTTCCAGCGGGTGATTATTCTATGACCATCATCAAAGCGGAAGTCCGTACCAAAGATGACAAAAAATGGTTGTCGCTTGGGTTCCAAATTGATGATGGCGTTATGGCTGGAAGGACTAAATACTATAGTTTCTTCCTTAAAAATGGCCATCCTAATCCTAATGTGTGCAGCATTCACGCAAGGATTAGAAGGTCATTGGACTCAGCACTGGGTCTCGACAAGATGACGATTGAAAACATCATCGGAAGGTCAGTGGTTGCGAAAATCAAGCACTCCGAGAAGAACGGAACTCATTACGAAAATGTAGAACAGTTCTTGCCAGCACGATAAACTTTTGCTCATGTTTGATCAGGAAGCACCCGATATACATATCAGGAGGTCAACATGAGCAAAGTTTTTTTTATACTTGTATGTTGTGTTTTGGTTGGATGCCAAAACACTAAAAATTCAATCGAGACTGGGGCATCGACTACTTTAATGGCTGGTTCCCCAGTGATTGAAAAGATGGATTTAAACATAAAATTTAGAAAGGAATGGTAGACATGGAAGTCGCAATTGCAAACATCTTTGAGTTACGAAAAATTGCTGAAGAAGTATTTGGTGAACACGGATTTATCGAAAAACTTGAAAGGCGTGGATACTATAAAAGCCGAGTGGCATCTGTAGTTGACACAGAGTGGGAAGCTTCATCAAACGAATTGATAGCATACCATTGGACTATTGACGCTGAACCTATTATTGAAAAATTTCACTTCCCGCCCACTTGGGCTAACAAAGAATCTTGGCGAAACATTTTTAATTCTGATTACCCTGAATGTGCAGAAGAGGCACTTGATGTGGCCCTCTGGACTCCGAGAACTCCATCTAAAATTGTTCTTGAAGATGACGCTGGCATTAGAACTGTCAGGGCTATTGACACTGATGAAATCATTGATGTAAGAAAAAAGATATCAATTAAGAAGGCAGAAGTTAAAATTAAAACTAGGAAAAAAGTAGACGATTCACCAACTCTATTCGGAGACATTAAATGAGCGAAGTCCTGTTTGACCCAGAAGAAATCAAGCTTATACCATCGGGGGAGTATTGTTGCAGAATAATGAACTCCGAGGTTAAGACGGCATCTTCTGGAAATACCTATATCAGTTGCTTGATTCAGGTTATACAGGGTTCGCAGCAAGGAAGAACGGTCGATTTTATGTGCCATATCGGAGCTTCAGATGCGAAGTTCCGATATGACTCCAGACGAAAGTTTGCTCGACTAGTAAACTGCTGCGGTATAACTACAGCAATAACAGATCCAAAGGTTTTAATTGACAAGATGCTTCTAGTCGAAATAGGACAGTCAAAAGACAAGTTTGGTGACATGAACAATATCTTGGGCTTTAAGAAATTAGGGAGGTAAAATGGCATTACGAAAATACCAACAGGATGCAGTAGATGCCTTGTTTAAGTTTCACGAAGATCGCCCCGGTGATTCATCCGTGATCGTAGTTCCTACAGGTGGTGGTAAGACTAGGATTATGGCGGAGATTATCAGAAGATCAATCAAGAACAATCCTAATTGCAGGGGAATGATTATTTCCCATGTAAAAGAACTTCTTGAACAGTCTACAAAAACCTGCATGGAGTTTGCTACAGAAGATACAGGGTTGCCTCTTGAGGCAATAGGCGTGTATTCATCTTCAATTGGCAGAAGAGAAGTCAAGCAATTGACTATTGCTGGAATTCAATCTGTACACAAGAAGGCGGATTTGTTTGGGAGCTTGGATTTTATTCTTGTTGATGAAGCACACCTTATAAGCAGCAATAAAGAAACGATGTACCGAAGGTTTATATCTGCGGTTAAAATCAAGAATAGTCGAGTTACAATTGTAGGTTTAACCGCCACACCATACAGATTGATGTCAGGTAAAATATATGGTGAAGGTAAGACCTTTGATGACATTTCTTATGTTGTCGATTTAAATCAGTTGATTTCTGATGGCTATCTTTGCCCTATTCATCCATTTGGATCTAAAGAAGTACCAAACCTTAAGAAAGTAAAAATTCGTGGCGGAGAATACCTTTTATCTGATTTAGAAAAAGCTGTAGAAGATGAAGCATTGGTTGCAAGAGGGGTATGGGATGCTATTAGAAAAGCAAAAGGAAGGAACTCCATTCTTGTGTTTGCGATTACTATTCACCATGCCAAGATGATTATGGATTCATTGAAAAGAAATGGGCAACCAAAGTGCGAATTGATAACCGGAGAAACACCTAAAGAACTCAGAGAATTCAAGATTGATCAATTTAAAAAAGGAGAGATCAGATGGCTTGTGAATGTATCGGTTCTTACCACTGGATTTGACGCTCCCAATATCGATTGCATTGTGGTAATGCGTCCAACCATGAGCAAAGGATTGTATTGCCAAATGGTAGGCCGAGGCCTTCGCTTATCACCAAACAAAACAGATTGTCTGATTTTAGATTATGGAAGTAATGCTTTGAGGCACGGAGATATAGCTGACATCAATGTTGATGAAAATGGCATGGACGGTAAACCTGTAGTAGATACTGAATGCGTAAGATGTGGGTTCATCTACAAGAAGGCCAAACCTGTTTGTCCTAACTGCGGTATGTTCACACCAAGACTAATGGAACCTAAACCACTTCCTAAATCATTGAGCGGTGAACAAACCAATGGAGCGGTAACTGCTGCATCCAAACCTCAAATATTTGATGTAAAAGCTAGTGTATACTCTATATACATGAAGCACCCCGGTGCTGACCCATGTATCTTGGAAACGCACTATTTATCCAATGAAAATGTAGTTAAATGCTATCACACTTTAAAAAGAGGGATGGAATTCAATTTATGCAAGTGGCTTAAAAAAATAGGGGCCAGAGGAATTCCAAATAATCATTGGAGCGTAAACAAAATAATGATGCAGACTCAAGATTGGCTTGAGCAACTTCCTCAACCTCAAAGAATTAAATGCCATAAAAACGAAAAAGGCTATTACATTATAGATGCTTATGGTTTTGGACACACACATCAGAATGTAACTGACGATAATAACCAAGGGCATGGCGAAAGGTAAACCACACCCTCAGTATTGCCAAGGGAAGCAAACTTGGCTATTTTATTCTAACTTCTACTTCTACGCAATTAAAGGAAATACTATGGAAGACATCAAAAAAGAAGCGTTGAAAATACGCAGCAATGGACTATCGGTCTTTTCGACTAAGGTTGATAAGTCACCTGTGTCCAGAAAACACAACAGGATTGTCGAATTAAGGTCACGGTTGGTTAGTACCGCTGAAATAGAGATCGACTTCTCACAGGAAAATGTAGCTGGGATAGCTATAAATTGTGGCCCAGTTCCCGGTCAGGATCGTGACCTTGAATGCCTAGATATCGACTGTGCGGATTTAGCCAAGGTGTTCCTGTATGACCTTGAATCTGCTAATAAAGAACTGGCTGATAAGCTTAAAGGATGCGTTGAAGAAACCCCATCAGATGGGCTTCACATCTTCTATTATCTTCCTCTTGGCAAATCAAAGTGCAAAGACCTTGCCATTATGTCTCCAGAGAAATCTAAGGCATGGATTGCAGCAGCAAGGCTACGAGGGTCAACCAAGAATGCTGCACCACCACTCATCGAAACCAGAGGTGCTGGTGGGTATGTAGTTGGATTCTTCTCAAAAGCAATCTCCAAGATTGACGGAACAATCAAAGCGTACAAACTTCTTTACGGATCAGTAGAAACAATCCCAACCATTACTGCGGTTGAGCATGATTTCCTTATGTCATTTTCAGCGTCATATGACGAGAAGGCGGTAAAGAAATTTAACACTGCTAACCCAGAACCAATTTACAAATACGAAACTGATAAGAGATCCGCACTAGATCAGTGGAGAGCAGAAACTTCATGGACTGAAGTCTTACCTGACAGTTATAAAGTTATAGAAATTAAGCCGGACTACTTTGTTTGCTGGCATCCTGATTCATCAGACATGAATACACCAAATGCGATTGCTGGATGCAAAGGCGGTGGCATGGATCGTTACTGGAGCTTTTCTCCATTAGACTGGAGACTGCCCTGCAATACACCGTTAACAAAAGACTATGTCTATTGTGCATCTAGAGGATGGGTGGCTAATAGCAGAGAGTGGAAGGTATTTTATAAAACTGTTTTCGACAGATACAACAGCGGAATGGACGCTGAAATTGTTGATGAATCAAGATGGGATTCATTT